GTGGGGGGGGGGGTTCCGGTTAAATGCCGTTTTAGGGGCTAACCCCTTGATATCTCTACTAACAACTACTTTTAACCGGAACCTACCCGGAAGCTAAAAATAGTCCATTCGGTAAAACTGACATTTTAGAGGAGAATTACCACATGAAACGATACTCAGCTAAGTCCCACGATACTGGCATCACTGTGACCATACGCGCCAATCAGGCCGGGCACGCCGCGCATCTATGCGGCGTCCACTGGTACGCGCCCCACGAGTTACGGGCACGGGACACGCCCGGCGCACTCCGAACCGAACACCATGGCACGTTCGACCTGATTGACCCGGTGACGGGGGATATGATCGACCGCGTGACAGTAACGCCTTACGAAGCCGCTCAAGGCGTTCAGCGGTCAGCCGGAGTTACCGAACCCGTACGCCCGCGCATGGTCACGCTTGACGAACCCACCGTGACCACCCTGCGCGCCTTGGGTGATGGGAATTTGTCCCTTGGAATCCGACGCGCGGCCACACTGATCGGCGGAGGGGGTGCATAAGTTTTATTTATGCAGCTCTGGGGAATGATAAAAACGTTTAACTGTACAATCACACGCAATGCGTGGTAGTCTGTATCTCAGGTAGCAGACAGCCACCGACAACAACAGGAGTAAATAACGATGAAATTTACCTACGTACTGGCACTCGTGGTCATGTTATCGGGCTGTTCCGGTATCGTTGAATGCGCCACCGATGCCGATTGCGAAGAGAAAAATCCAACAGTGGAGAAATACTAACATGAAATTAACCGCAGGAAACAATTTGAGCCTCATGGCGCGTAACGCAGTGCTGGCCGCGTTCACGTACCGCTTGACCACCGAGAACGGATACCCACGGCGCAACCCATGTAATGCCACCGTGCCCGCCATAACGGACACGCAATGGCTTGCAGAACACGCCTTTTGGATTACGAAGTCGGGCAAGCTGGCGCGTAACCGCCGCCACGCCGAACCCGCATATATGGCCGATACTGACGAAGGGAGTAAATAACATGATGACTAAACAAGAAGCACAACACCGGGCACACGTGGAACGCGCCCTGTCTATTTACGGTGTGTCCGACGATGCACAAGCGGCGATGCGCCGCATCAGTAACGCCCTGCACCGCTGGCATGAACGGGAGTGTAACGGCGATGTGGAGCGCGATGAGGCCACGGGCGCGCCCTACGCGGTTACGCCGTCAGGCCGCCGGTATTCCGTGGCGGACTTGGAGACGGGCGCGCTGAAGCGCCTGGCGAAACTGGCCGCGTTGTACCCTGATCTGATCTTGTACGTCCAGGGCGACCCACGCGGCGCGGCGTTGTATGTGTTGCGCCGCTCAGACGTGCCGGATGGCGAGAACGTAGACGCGTATTACTCGCGCGGCGTAGCGATTTACTAACGGGAGTAAATAAACATGAAAACGAATCTACGCGGCTCACCGCCTACGTTTGATGTCGATAAGTGGCTTGAAAATCTGCTGCTGGACGAACACCGAGCCGCATACAGTGCGATGACGCCAGACCAAAAGATGTGTGTCCATTTTGCATACAGTAGCGGGTTTTTGACGGGAGTAAATAAACATGATTTATACGACATTAAATAAAATACTGGCGTACAGTCCCTGCGGGCAGAGGGTAAGCCGCCCATTGACGGGCTGGCTCAAACTGCTCAGTTACTTGGGCAAAACCGGCCCGGACGACGACCCGTTGGCGCTGTCCGTCGTGCTGGAGTCTAACGGGTTAGCCGACGCCCTATGGGTTTGCCGCACGGTGCCGGAACACGCCGACGCCGTGCGGGGGCTGGCACGGAGATACGCCTTAGACGTGATCCACCTATGGGATGCGCCCGACATCGTTAGGCGCTTTCTGGAAACGGGGGATGAAAGCCTGGCGGCAGAGGCGGCAGGGGCGGCGGCAAGGGCGGCAAGGGCGGCAGAGGCGGCAAGGACGGCATGGGCGGCAGAGGTGGCAGAGGTGGCAGAGGCGGCAGAGGTGGCAGAGGCGGCATGGGCGGCATGGGCGGCAAGGACGGCAAGGGCGGCAGAGGTGGCAGAGGCGGCAGCAAGAGCGGCAATGGCGGCAGCATGGGCAGCAAGGGCGGCAAGGACGGCAGCAAGAGCGGCAATGGCGGCAGAGGCGGCAGAGGCAGCATGGGCGGCAGAGGCGGCGAAACAGCGCGTGCGATTCATGACCATCTTAGAGGAGAACGGAACATGAAAATATTTGAGCGAGACTTAAGTAAACCCTTCCCCCATACGGGCACGCGTCCCACACGGATCGACCGCCGCGCAGCGTACCTACGCCGTAAGCGCATACGTGAGGCACGCGTGCCTGATGCTGGTTTTCTACCTGGTGCAGATGACGCGCCTCGTCCAGCACGCCGGTATAACCGCCTGTTTCCCGCCGTCGTGGCGGTCGTGGCCGCACTGGTGGCGTGGGGGTTATGGCCGTGATCGAACCAACGGACTATATGGGGTTTATATCCTACCTACGCGCGCAGATCGCCGCACTGCGCGAGGGGCGGCGGTTTAGTTTTATATCTACACGGAGTGAATGCCAATGATCGCACCAACGAAAGAGGAAGTTTACGAGGCGCGATACGCCTCACGCCTCACGCAGAAGGCCGCCGCTGCACTGATCGGCGCGACGGAACGCGCGTGGCAAGAATGGGAGGGCGGGCGGCGTAATATGCCCGCCGCTAAATACAAACTGTTTCTGATATTGATCGCAGACACGAGGGTGGACGACTGACAGGCAGATGATGACCGATGTACCACTAACGCGGGAGATGCCGCTATGAGACGAACCATGATGGCCGCAGCGGCGCTACTCGCCATATTCGCCCCTACGATGTGCCAAGCGGCGGAAAACGGCGCTGGCGGGGTCTGGCTCAACCTGGGGGGCGTTTCCCATCACTTCACCGCCGCCAGAGTGAACACGCCTTGAGCGGCGGAGTACGCCGCCATTGCCGCCGCGCCCGTTAGCGACCAGGAAAAGTGTCCCTCACGCACGTACAGCGTGGGGCGCTGGCCGTCGGGTTGCACGGGGTTATTGGTGCGCCCGTCTACCAGGCCGGGGTGTTTCACATACCCTAACCCCTCCAGGAGCGCACCGCGTTGGGCGCGTGGAACACTTCGTCCCGCTTGCATCTCCTTAAGCAGATGATCTAAAAAGTGTGATGATGCCCACCCGTCCCGGAATCCTACACGCCCATTGTCCGCCGCGTGCAGTATCTCCTGTTCGATAGATGACCGGCTCAGTTGGATGGCCTCGCGCGTGCTGCTCGTCGTGGGTGCTTCGTGGCACGCCCCGGCGGGGTCGAACTCAGCGGCGATGGGGTACGAACGCAGGTAATCCGCCACCACCGAATACCCATACTTGGCGCCGTGCTTCGCGTACTTGTTGCGCCCCTCGAACCAGTCATACAGATCGGGGAAGTACGTCCCGCCCATGCCGTCCCGTATTTTATCAGCCTTAGACTGCTGTGCAGTGTATAGGATGCAGTAGCGGCGGTTATCGGTGTTGACGGGCACACCGTCCTTGTGGTTCGTACACATGAGGCCATTGGCGCGGTTGTCCCCCATGACCTGATTCGCGCCCTTACCCTCGAACTGGATGCGGTCATTTGTGACCATCGCCTTGAACGCTTCCAGGAAGTCCCGACGGTGCGGGACATATATCTCCTCGATGCCTATAAATATTTTACGATCCAACCAGCTATTGAACTTTGCCCCGTTTTTCGCCATGTCGGCCACGTCCGGAAGGTGCGTATACCTGTGCCCGACGGCATGGGACAGGCAGCGAATTACGGCGCTCTTACCGTTGCCCACGGTGCCCTGTAACACTGGCCAATACTGAAATTTACGCCCCGGATTTTGCACGAGTGAAGCGCAGTAACTCAGCAGGATTTCACGATCGCGGGGATCGGGTAGCATCTTCGTAATCAGGTTTACGAACGGCGCGGGGTCGCCGGAAACACTCAATGTGTCCGTGGGAAGGTAGGTGTTAAACAGTATGCGCCCCTCTTCCTGCACCAGTGCGCCTGGTTCCAGTTCTGGACGGAAACACAACGAGTGCGCACGCGGGAACCGTAGCGCCTGGGACTGCGTAAAACACTCCCACGCCTTGCGGCTGCTGCGGGTGTTCGCGTCGTCCATCGTGTAATTAAATCCGCCGTACCGCACGTTAAAGCGCGCTTCGTCCAATGTCGCGCCGTCGGGGGTGAAAATCAGATTACGATCTTCGACATACACGCAGCCTGCGAACACGGCGGCCTGCTGATCCACGTTTACGAACGTAGAACCCGACACAGGGGAGGGGGTGGCTGCGCCGGTAACGCGGATGCCTACCGATTCGGCGGGGGTGTCCTTACAGAAGGCTTTCTGCCCTGAACAGGCGAACAACACGGTACGGGTCAGGTAATCGTCCCGATCCCATTTTTCCCGCACCAGGCCAGAGGTGAGCATGATTCGGTGGATTCGTTCGCAGTCCCCACCCGTCCAGAACGCGAGGTGGCGCGCAAGGGCAGCGTCCGCCCCGCTGGCGTCGTAAGGGCGCTCGGGATCGGGAAACGCCGCACTGAGAGCGTCCACGTCTGCCGTCCAGAGTTGGTCGAACGAGGCGGTACGCCCGAACGCGCTGGAGGCGCTCTTACTGTTGCGCGCCCGGCGTATTAGGTCGGCGTCATCGGCGGGGCCGCGCCATTCGGGGTGAGGCGCGTCCGTCCAGGCAGGGAGCGCGCCTTCCGGTGCGTCAGGTACGGGGGCGAAATACTGTGTGACCAACGCGGCCAGGGCGGCGGAACAGTCCAGCCCGGCGTCCCCGATGGCTTGATCGGTACGCCCGAACGCCACGAATCGGGAGGCGTGGTAAAACTCCAGGTGGTGCACGTCGTTCTTGCACTTGTGTGGGGGTATCGTCCCCGTGCCGATGATGTGCAGGCCACGCCCGGACTGCGAGACTTCCACGAACGCGCCAGCGAACATCGCGCACAGAGCCAGCGCGAGGGGCGACCACTTACCGTCCGGCTGGAGGCAGCTATCAATATCCAGGAGCCAGAACGGGTCGTTCTCGGTGAGGGCGAACCCAACGAGAGGGCTATGTTCCCGCGCGTTTTCGTAGGTCGTCCAGATGCGTGGGTCTTGCGCGTCGGACACAGCTCCGGTGCCCCAGTCGGTGGGTTTTTTGTCCATCTTGCCCGCCGAACCAGCGCGGGGGACGAGCTTATAAGTGACGAATTGATGATATGGGAGGAGTGCATTCATGTTAGATAGCTCCCGATGAACGCTTTGGCCGCTTCGGCATTGATAGCATTGCCGTAACCGCGCAGTCGTCCCACACGGGCGGCAGCCCCATGAGCCAGCGGGAATGTGCCGGGTTCAACTGGCCGCCATTTTCCATCGCGGCATCCGAGCCAGTCAGCATCTCGCCAGAAACCGTTAGTCGGGCGGCTTGGGGGTGACATACGAGGTGTTGTGCCCATATGGCAAGGCACGTTCCGCTGTTCGGTCGGTCGTACTGGCGCGCGGAGTACGCTTGGGGGTCGCCCGTCCGGCTGTGATTCACGTTGTGGCAGTCGGGCGTCGGCCAACCTGTTAGCGTCACATGCTCCCGTAGGTTCGAGCAACCGCCTTTCAACTTGTTCCGGGCCAACGCTTCCCCCGTTTTTGGTGGCAACGTGTCCATACAGTTCGGTGTCGGCCATCCTGTCCGCAACAAACCAGAGTCGTTGTCGGATGTGCGGCGCGCCGACGCCCGCAGCGCAGAGATCGACCGCCCCTGTGGCGTAGCCCGCTCCTTCCAGGTCAGCTTGTACAAGGTCGAGCCAACCGAGGCCGTCAGGGCTTGCAACTTGCTCACCAAAGATCGTGTCAGGCTGGCACTGTGTGATGAGGTGGAAGAATGCAGGCCAGAGGTGCCGCTCGTCAGACATCCCAGCGCCTTTGCCTGCCGCGCTGAAAGGTTGGCAGGGGCAAGAGCCAGTCCAAACTGGGCGATCGTCAGGCCACCCAGCTTGTCGCAGGGCATAGTCCCATCCTGCGACCCCCGCGAACCAGTGACACCTGAGGAACCCGGCAGCGTCGCTTGGTAAAACATCTTCGATTGATCGTTCATCTACTTCCCCTCGCATAATGTGACCCGCTTTCATCAACTCTCGAATCCAAGCAGCCGCGAAGGGGTCGCGCTCATTGTAATAAGCCCACTTTTTCATGTCCGTAGCGCCCGAATCGCCGCGCCCTTCAAGGCCGGGGATGCGGCCAGTGCCTTACTGTCCTTGGCGGCGAGTCCTTGCGCGAGTACCACCAGGTCACGCTCGGCGATGGCGGCGCTCATAATCGCACGCTTGAGCTGCGGCATGGTGGCGAAATAATATGACACCAGGGCCGGGCTGCACCCGTGCGCCGTGGCGAGCGCGTCACGGGTCACGCGGTCGTAGCCGACGGCGCGGGCGATTATCAGCGCGGCGGCGAGGAGTTCCCGCTTGTGTTCGATAGGGCGTTTACGTGTTCTCACTTTAAATCCCCCCAGTACTGAAAATGGCGTAACCACCCATCGAGTTTACCATGTCGGCCCATCGCCGCTGTCCTTGTTCGTGTTCATCCCCCGCCGACGGTTTCCACCCAGGCCGCTTAACCTCGATGCTCACGAACTGCCCGATTGTCGTCCCTACCATCGCTTGCGTGATAAGTACGGGGCGTATGCCGATCAGATCGGCGCTACGGACGTGCGTACCTACGGCGGGGGAGTCGTTACACAACCCCCAGCGGATGAAATTCCCGTTCTCTAGTTTCCCCGCGCCCCGATTGTTCCTCCACACGCGCCACCCGGCGGCACTCGCCGCCAGGCGCACATCGGTAGTCACTGACGTTTCACTTAATCCCGTTTTAGTGTTCATTTTTTAATCCTGTTTTGGTGTAATCCCCGTGTTACGCACCATTTTTGGTGCCTAATACATGTTAGGCACCAAACTAAATCCTGTGCGTCGTTCTTTCCCGTCTGTGTGAATTGCCTTCAGTAAGTACCTGCGCACCTTCCCGATGCCATCAACCGCGCATACGCCATTTGGTAGAATCTCAATAATTTCGAGCACCCTGTTCTTTCCCATGCGCGGGTCATTGTCTTTAATCTTGTCGCCAATTTTCAGCTCCATATCTCACCTCTCTATAGTTAAAACCCCTAACCCGGCGGTGAAGAGGGATCGCCCAAAAGCGGGCGACCCCTTACCTCTACGTTAGGGCGCAGTTTCTTAGCTTCATCTGCTGCCCATAAAAACCATTGGCTAGGTGTCATAGCGTAGTATCCATTTGGACCTGTGTCAGAAAGTAATTCACCCAGACATTTGGCTGCAATCTCCCATGTTATTGGGTCACGCCCTAACCCGGCGGTGAAGAGGGACTGCCCGTCTGCGGGGCTTTTTACGTTCACTGGTTTATTCATGCCCACTCCTTTTTTGTTAGTTCACTAATCGGGCAGCCCCTTACCTTGACGTTAGGCACCACCCGGTGTGGTTTCGTCGATCTCTTTTATTATTGCTTCCATTTGTTCAACAATTTCACGGAATTCAATGATTGAATCAGATGCTTTTACTCTCACGTCTCCGAAATGTAAAAATATTCCACGCTCGACTATATCACCGTCTGAATCATAGTCATTTACTGAAAAATTAATGTTTTTTGGGTGCGCCATGTTCATACCCTCTTTTAAGTTTCAGTCTAACGAGTCGTTGGAGCGCGACGGCTTCGCCGCGCCTCAACTATGCGTTAGGCACCATTCTCCATGACGTATTTTTTAGCATCATCCTTTGATACATCTACGCCATCCCAATCCAAATAAATAGTGTCGGCATTGCATTCGTCGATCATCTGGCAAATTAACTCTTTTTGCTCTGGCGTGTCGCGCTGCGTCATCGCTCCGGCGGACGCCCCAAGGGCAAAGTAACTTTTGAGAAGATCCCTGCCTTTTTCACTATTGAGATTCCATGCTTTCAGAGTTCCCCACTTTAGGGTAATATGGTCTTTCATTTCACTACCTCATTATGCCTAACTTTTCGTCCAAGCGGACTGCTCCGCCGCCGCTTAACTCACGGCGTTAGGCGTCAATCTACCCATTTTCATTTCGGCATGGTGACGGGTTTTCATCAAACCGTACCGCCTTGATAGTTTTCTCTCCGGTCAGTATCGCCTTCATAATCCTGTGCCTTCCGTCCATTAATTCACCGTCTTCGTCAAGGATTATCGGCTTTGTTAAGTCGGCTTCATTAACCGCCCGCATATGCATGACCATTTCCCGAAGTGTTAACTCTTTATAAGTATAAAAAACGTTCAAGTGGTCAATCGGAATCTCCATTACGGGCATCTCTCGCGCCAGCTCAAATAGTCTTGGAACACTCCAAGAAAGCCGACCGAGCATACACATCTGATCTTTTGGGGCGAGCCATTTATCAATCTTCATTCCAATACCCTATGTCTAACACTACGTTTAAGGTTCGTTCGCTCCGCTCACCGGACTGGCTACGCCAGCCGCCTTAACTCAGGCGTTAGCCGCCACCAGCATCACCAGTGGCGGCAGGTCAGTTAGAAGAAAGTCGGTTGCGCCACGGCGCGGGTGAGCGCCATCAGGCCGGTCTGAAAATCAGTAGCGCCGATGCTGACCCACCGCTGATCAAGCCCTTCAGTTGAGCGGAGCTTTGCCACAAGCTCACCCAGCTCGGCTCCTTTAGTCTTGATCTCGTTCATTGCCGCAATCTCGGCTTCGTTCAGTTCGCGATAGCCCTTGATCTGTCTATGTTGGTTTTCCATTGCGCATCCTCTGTATTGTACCGCTGCATTATCGGGCGCAGCGGCGAAGCCGTCGCGTTGAACGCCGGGTTAGCCGCGCTTTAACTATGTGATATACGCCAAATCATTGCGTGGTATTTTTTCCAAAAAGTCTTCACATTCCCGCATCGTTTCAAATCTGTTTCCGTCGATGTTTATTGACCCATCTGAGTTTTGAGTGAGGTCAACGCCCCTGTTTTTGCATGGCTGACGCAAATTAAAGATAAAAATAGAATTCATTGGTATTCTCCTTGCCGTATAACCCAACATTCAAGCGGGACGCGCTTGAAGCGCCTGATGTTGTCTGGTCGGTCATTTATGCGCGCCCCTTAATTCTGCGTTATACGTCATCAACACTTCGTCCAAGAGTCTCGGCGCAAGGGCTGTATGCTCGACCGAAACGCAGATGTATCTTTTATCGTCAATCGCTTTACTGTGAAGGTGTCCGTGCAGATTAGCCACGTATCTAGTTTCAAGTTGAGACGGATGCACCGGGACGTGTGTCAAAATGCACCCACGCAATTCTGCCGCACCAAAAATCTTGCCGAAGTATTGCTGGTAAATTTCAAGCGGGTAAACATCATGGTTGCCAAGCACCAATCGCTTTATGCCGTTTAGTTGTCCAAGAATAGTATGGTTATCCCGTCCGCCCATGAACACATCGCCCAAGTGCCAAACCGTGTCTTTTGGCTTTACTGTGGCATTCCACCGCTCAACCAAAACACGATCATGCTCTTCAATCGTGGCGAACGGACGATCCACGGGCTCAAATTCGATCACTTTTTTGTGGCCGAAATGGGTGTCCGAGATTACAAAAACTCTGTTCATAAAACTCCAAAAATGACGTATACCCCTTAACTCAGGCGTTAGCCCCCATCATCGCAGCCTGTACTCATAATAAACTTCAGAGCAGTGCACCGTGCTCGTCACGTCTAGAGTGCATGGGCGAATGGATATGATCTTCGTCGCACGCAACATGTTGACGTAGTGAAAAAGTTCCTCCATTGTGCTCCAATACACTTTCGCATTTCTGTAGCTAATTATTTCTGTCACATCATCCCCCTATAGCCTCTAACCCAACATTGGAGCCGACCGCTACGCGTCGGCTCAACTATGCGTTATTCTCCCCTTTAAAATCTCAGCGTCCGCACGGCCCAACGCCTGCGCACTCGCCACATCTATGCCAAATTCGATATAAAACCGCCGTTGCGCGGCGCGTAGGTCGTCACCTTGCGCCCCACCCCAGATCGCCATCGCGCCCCGTAACGCCTCTTGCGCTTCGGTCTTCTCCCGGTGGCGCTTCCGTACCGCCCCAATCACTTCAGGCGCCGCGCCGTAGGGTATAACGAGGGGTTTATCTATCTCGCCCCGTAGCCGTGCCAACGCTTCAGGGGACAGTTCGGCCAGATCGCCGTCCACATGTTCCGGGAGAGTGCGTAGCGCAGGCGTCCAGGCGAACCCACAATACGGGCACGCGCTGAGGACTTTGTGGTACACCCCTGTGCACTCCACGCAGATGCGGGTCGGCGTGATCTCTACAGTTGAACGACTGCGGCGTTCTTGACGATCCAGCGTCCATACGCGGGGGGAGTCGGGCAGGCCGTGCCGGTGGACGTTCCCCACGTGGTCGATAATAATTCCGCGTGTTTTCCCGTCCATCTTTCGTAACGCCCGCCCGACCTGCTGTAGATATAGCGCCAGGCTGCACGTAGGGCGCGCCAGACTCACCACTTCGATCGCGGGTAAGTCGAACCCTTCCCCGAACAGATCGACGTTGACCAGTTGTAGCAGCTCTCTCGCCCGGAGACGGCGTAGGATTTCCGCTCGCAGCGGCGCGGGTGTTTTGGCGCTCACGACTTCGGCGGGCACTCCTGCCGCACGAAAGGCACTCGCCATTTCCGTGGCGCTCTCCACGTCTACGGTGAAAGTTATCCCGAGTTTCCCCGCCGCGATCCGCAGGTAATGCCCCACTATGTCGCCTACAATTGTGCGAGATGCGTGGACGGCGGCGGCTACGGCGGGAGGGCTAAAATCGCCACCTGCGCTTAACGGAATGTGAGACGTGTCAACATCGGAGGGCGGGGCGAATATCCGGTAGGATGACAGCCACCCTTCCTGCATGAGTTCCCGCGTTGTCGGCCCTTCCACCATGATGTCCAGTACCCCGTCCGCGTGTCGCCCCAAACCACGACCGTCCGCACGACGCGGCGTGGCGGTCACACCGAGACCCCGTGCGTTCGGGAACATGGAGACGGCGTTCCCCCACTTGTTGCCGCGTTGGAGGTGGTGCGCTTCGTCACACACCCACAGCCGTACCTGGGCGAACCAGGGGAGTTTCGCGTTCATCCTCACCAGCGTGTCCACCCCCGCCACGGCGCACCGAGCCTGGGGGTCTACAAAGTTACGGCCGGCGTCCCGAAGGTGGGCACGTGTACACTCTCGTGCCAGGTCAGGCGAGCCGATAATCCGGTGCTTGACCTCGTTTTGCGCGAGCGCCATACTGATCTGCCCCACTAGTTCCTGCCGATGCGCGATCGCTACGGACGCGCCGCGTTCCTCTCGGATGAGGTCAGAGAAAACTACAGTTTTGCCCCCGCCCGTCGGGATCACGAGCAGCACGTTCTGCGCGCCGTCACTCCACGCCGACAGAACGTCATGCTTCGCGTCTTGTTGGAAGGGGTACAGCGTTTTCATATTTCTACCGCTATTGACTTGTTCGTCAATATCCCACAGACTGCAAGCTCTGTCAAACGAATTATTTTTAACGATTCGTACCGAGGGCTATTGACAACTCCGTCAGTAACGATTATGGTAGCGGCTCGGATTGACGAACTCTAGGAGACGAACGATGAAGATTGAGATTGACACGATGGTGGACAGCCCGGAGTACTTAGCTCTGTTGGCGGGCTTGTTGCGGGGTTTGGCGAAAGCAGGCTTCGCCCCGGTCGCTGACGATGATCCCGACGAAGACGACGGTGGCACCATACCCTCGTTTACATATGTGCCGCAGGAGATTCCGACCCCTAACCTCGTCCCGACGCCGCCCCTGCCGTCCGTACCGACACGCGTCGTGCCGAACCGTCCGCCCGTTTCCCTCGATCTCGCGGGGGATGTCGAACTGGATTCCGCTGGCGTGCCGTGGGACGGTCGCATCCACAGTGTGGGTAAGTCCAAGGTCGCGAACGGTACGTGGAGACTCCGCCGGGGCGTAGACCCCGACGTGGTGAAGTCCGCCGAGGCAGAACACCAATTCGCCCCGGTCGCACCGCCGCCGCCACCGCCAACCAGCGTGCCTTCTGTACCTGCCGCAGCGGTTATGTCGTTCGGCACACTGATGCAGCGCATTACCGCCCAAACGACAAGTGGCGAAAGGTCTCCCGGCGAAGTGGCCGCCGCGCTCCGTGAGGCCGGACTCCCCACAATCCCAGTACTGGCGACACGCCCCGACCTGATCGGTCAAGCCGCGCACGCTTTGGGGTTCGCGTTATGATCCAAGAGCATGCAATTCTCGCGCCATCAAGTGCGCATCGGTGGGTGCAGTGCCCTGGGTCGGTCGCCATGGAGGCGGCGTTCCCGGAGCTTGAAGAGTCCGAATCCGCCAAGGAGGGCACGGCGGCGCATTGGGTGTGCGAACAGACTTTCATCGGGAGTCCCCCGGCGGAGGGTTCCCTCGCCCCGAACGGTATGGCCGTCACGGGTGAAATGCTCGACGGTGCGGAGGTTTGGTGCGCAACGATGCCGACCCGCCACGCCCCCTTCCCCATCCATATCGAGCGGCGCGTTGACTGTCCCCGGATTCATTCGGAGTGTTGGGGCACGCCGGACGCATTTTACTTCGACGAAGACGCAGGGGTTGTTGCGATCCGGGATTACAAATTCGGGCACCGCCACGTGCCGGTCTACGAGAACCAGCAGCTCATGACCTACGCGGCGGGCATCCTCGATCACCTCCAGATTAACGGGTTCACCGAACAATCCACCACGGTTGAGTTCGTCGTTGTGCAACCGCGCGATTTCCACGCGGACGGCCCGGTGCGGACGTGGCGGATCAATGCTTCGGCACTACGGGGATATTTCAACATCCTGACAGGCAAGGCCATCGAAGCGATGGGGCTGGAGGCACGTCTGGTGCCAAGCCCCGACGCGTGCCGGGACTGCAAGGCGCGCCACGCCTGCGTTGCCGCGCAGACCGAGGCGGCTGGCGCGCTGGACACAGTGTACGGCCACGTCATGCCGCGCACTCCGTCCCCCGTCGAGATGGGGAAGATGCTCCAAAAACTTGACGCGGCGATCGACATGGCGAAAGCCTACCGATCCGGTCTCGAAGAGGAAGCGAAGCAGATCATCCGTCGTGGCGAACGTGTGCCGGGGTGGAGTCTGCAAGCGGGGCAGGGCAGGGAACGGTGGGCACGCCCCATCGGGGAAGTCATCGCACTGGGCGAAATGATGGGCATCAGTGTGTCCCAACCCGGCGCGATTACCCCTAAACAGGCGATTAAAGCAGGTCTTTCGGCGGAGGTCGTCCGGGCGTATTCGGAGACCCCCACTGGAGAAGTAAAACTCGTTCCTATGGAACGTATCGAGTTCAACCAAGGAGTAAATTAACATGACACAAGTAATATTCCCCGTAGGCAGAATGGTCGGTGGCGACCTGTACACCCTGGAGCCGGTCGTAGACAAACACGGTGTTCAGAAAATCAACAAAGCCGGACAGCCGTCTTTTTCGTGTTCGGTCGGTGTGGCTATCAAAAAAGGTGCCGAGGCGCACTGGGCGGAGACGGCCTGGGGTACGGAGATCCACAGCATTGGAAAGGCAGGATACCCTCAGGAACACGCGTCCCCTTTCTTTGCATGGAAAATCAAGGACGGTGATTCCCTCGTGCCCAATAAGAAAGGGCGCGTAGCGAGGGATAACGAGAACTACCGAGGGCACTGGATCGTCTGGTTTAGCCAGAGCTGGTTGCCTGCTTTGTTCGCGCGGGTGGCTACGGGCAAACTGCGGGAATTGGGGTTGACTGAAAAAGTGCGACTTGGTGACTACCTCCAGGTACAAGGCGACATCAAGGATAATCGCCCCAGTGAGTCACCGGGGGTGTACCTGAACCCGTCGGCAGTTCTGTTCGTCGGGGAAGGAGAACGTATCGCTTCTGAGGTGGACGTAAGCGCGCTTGAATCGGCACCCGCTGCCGCCCTGCCCCCTGGCGCCCGTCCCCTGACGCCTGCCGTGGCTGGATTCGGTGCGCCCGCTGCCGCCCTGCCCCCTGGCGCCCGTCCCCTGACGCCTGCCGTGGCTGGATTCGGTGCGCCCGCTGCCGTGGCTCCCCCTGTAGTCGTGCCGAACCCTGCGTTCCTCCAGGTGCCACCGCCCGCCCCACGCCCTCCCGCCGTACCTGCCGCACGGGTTATGACCCCCGCCGCGCAAGGTGCGACTTACGCTCAGATGATCGAAGCTGGGTGGACTGAGGAGTTGTTGGTACAGCACGGAATGGTGGCATAACGTGACAAACCGAACCGCCTCCATCGACTTCGAGACGTACTCCGAGGCGGGGTACGTCTGGGCCGGGAAATGGGGAGCGCTTCCTGGTGCGTCGCAGGGCAAGAAAGGACTCGGGGTGGTGGGAACCTCCGTTTACTCGGAACACCCCAGTACTGAAGTTCTCACCATGTCCTACGACATTGGAGACGGTTCGCGTAACTGGCAACCGGGGGCACTCCCTCCGGTCGCTCTTTTTGCACACATTCGAGGGGGTGGCATCGTTAAAGCGTGGAACACCCGCTTCGAATACCTAATTTGGAATAACGTGTGCGTGCCGAAGTACGGCTGGCCGCCGTTACCCTTGAGTCAATTAAGGGACACGATGGCGAAGTCTCGGGCGCACGCGTTACCCGGCAAGCTGGGCAAGGCCGCAGAAGTCCTCGGTCTTACCGAACAGAAAGACCCAGACGGCGACCGACTGATTAAAAAATTCAGTATGCCGCGCAACCCGACAAAGAAAGACCCGCGCACGCGAATACGGCTCATGAGCGAACCCGTCGATGGCCCCCTCATGCTCGCGTACTGTGACCAGGACGTGCGGGCGGAAGCCGCAGCAGACGTGGCGATCCCCGACCTGTCCGCCGCTGAGACGGAGGTGTGGCTGCTCGACCAAGAGATCAACGAACGGGGCGTGATGCTCGACATGGACGGCGTGCAGAGCTGCATCGCCGTGATCGAACAGGCGCACGCTCAGTACAACGAGGAACTGCGCGCACTGACGGGCGGTACGGTGTCTCGTGCCAGCGAACTCCAGAAACTCATCGGCTGGCTGGGAGCGCAGGGCGTACACACTGAGAGTCTCGATGAGGAACATCTGTCCGAGTTGCTGCGGGCGCCTGAGTTGCTGCCCCCGCAAGCCCGACGCGCCCTTGAGATACGGGAGGCCATCGGTAGCGCCGCCGTGAAGAAGGTATTCGCCATGCGGAACGCGGTGTCGAAGGACGGACACCTTCGCGATCTCTACCTGTACCACGGCGCGCGCACTGGGCGGGTAACGGGCGCGGGCGCACAGCCGACCAACATGCCCAACAGTGCGGGGGTCTACGCCACACGGTGCGAGGCGTGCGAACGCCACTACGGGGCGGGGATCAAGGACTGCCCGTGGTGCGGCTGCTCCGGCGACCTGTCCCACCAGGTAGAATGGGGTGTGCCCGCCGCGCAGGACGCACTGGAGGTGATCGGCACACAGAACCTTAACGCAGTGGAGCATTTCTACGGCGACGCCATGCAGGCCGTCTCCGGCTGTCTACGCAGTCTGTTCGTCGCCGCGCCCGGCCACGACCTGATCTGTTCGGACTACTCCAGCATCGAGGCGGTCGTACTCGCCATGCTGTCCGGGGAACCGTGGCGCATCGACGTGTTCAGGACGCACGGGAAGATTTACGAAATGTCCGCCGCGAAGATCGCAGGCGTTTCGTTCGAGGCCATGCTTGAACACAAGAAAACAACCGGGCAACACCACCCCCTCCGCAAGCTGGGCAAGGTGGCAGAACTCGCCAGCGGCTACCAGGGGTGGATCGGGTCGTGGGTGCAGTTCGGTGCGGACGAGTTCTTGCCCGAGGAAGAAATAAAAACGGCGATCCTCGCTTGGCGTGCGGCGAGTCCGGCGATCGTGGAGCTATGGGGCGGGCAGGAGCGTAACTGGCAACCGGAGCTGTTCGGCGTGGAGGGCGCGTTCATCACCGCCATGCAGTACCCCGGTCGCGTCTTCTTCGTGCGGGGCCTGCGGTTTCGGATGTGGGGAGACGCGGTATATATCCGACTGCCCTCGGGACGGGAGCTGACGTACCATCGGCCACGTCTAGGGCCGAGTGACCGACGACCTGGCACGTACGCCATCAGTTTCGAGGGGTGGAACAGTAATCCCAAGAACGGCCCCGTCGGCTGGATAGTCCTGCGGACGTGGGGTGGTCGTCTGGTGGAGAACGTCGTACAGGCCATCGCACGGGATATTCAGTGGCACGGCCTCCTGGCGTTACGTGCGGCAGGGTATCCTACGGTTCTCCACGTCTACGACGAGAACGTGTGCGAGGTACCGGAGGGGTTTGGCAGTATCGAAGAGCTCGAGGCGATCATGGGCCGGATGCCCGAGTGGGCGGCGGATTGGCCGATTCGGGCACAGGGTGGATGGCGCGGTAAGAGGTATCGTAAATGATTAAAAACACAATGGTTCAAATAACGGCGTTATTCCCCGGTAAACACAAGATGTTCCTCGCGGGGTACTTTCACGGTTCCAACGGGTTCGCCGCGCACCAACTGAACGTCATACGGTCGCCGAGACGCCGCGAGGAACGTGAGGAATACCAGAAGGGGCATTCGGCGGGACGCCGCGAGGAACGTGAGGCGTACTACGCCGTGTTATAAGACTTGGAGATAGATATGAATGCAGTTGTGATTGACGGGGTGCGGTACGTCACCGATCCGATGCACGCGGACGAGGTGAAGTTTTACTACATGCACGATAACCACACCTTTTCCAGATTGACCGGAGCCACCATTGATGAGGTGCTGGCTTCCGCTGACGCGATGGCAAAGGAAAGCCGTTGCGGGATGCTTTGCCCGCCGATGCTCTTGGCTGGAGGAAAAGAGGTGCGCCGCCTGAAAGCCGGTGCGCACGCGCCATGCTGCGGCAGCGACGACAGCAAATGGCTGACCGGGGTAGCAGAGTGGCGGACGGAATGCGAAGCGGACAGCGACGTGCGGCGGCTGGTGTCTTCTAACGCAGAATTGAGCCGCGACGTAGTCGTCGGCTCGGATATTGGGTTATGCAACGAGGGTAATGAATGAATAAGATTCTGGCTTTCCCGGCGAGTACAACACTCACGGTTGGGCAGGCGCTCGATAGCGCAAACGGGATGCGCGAGCTGCTTACGGACGTGCTGATAGCCGGGTACGACGCTGACGGGGATTTGTATGTTCGATCCTCACGGATGGATCGTAAGGACGCTTTGTGGCTGGCAGAGCAGTTGAAAAAGTACGCACTTGATGGTGCCTAATACATGTTAGGCACCACTTGGGGTGTAACACGGAAGCAATCGCCGCGATCTTAACGGCCAAACCGATCCCGTAGGGCATCTGTGTCCGCCATCAACGTCCGAACCTCATCGTCGGTCACGTCACGGTTCTCCGCCTGCGCTTTTTGAAGTAACTCGCTTGCGCGCATGGCCGCTTTAAGCAAGGTCGTTAAAAGATCAATCGCCACTAATGCCCCGTTACCCATCACTTGCGCTCCTTTTCAGTAAGTATCAGTCTGGCCGCTTCCAGCGCCGTTAGCGCCGTGGCGATACCGGAATCGAATCGTGCTTTGTCGCCGACGATCAAGGCCGTCCTGAACACACTGCGGGCAGCGTCAACGCGGTCGAACACAGTGTTGAGCTTGGCCTTGTCCGTAACAGTCAACCGCTTTTCGGTGTCGTATAGGATCGCGGTACTCAAGACCTCCTGGTAGCCAATCTCAAAAACGGCGGCTCGTTTGTTAAGCGTGTCTACCGCAGGCATGGACGCGCACGCGGAGAGCACGAGCGCCACGAGCGCGGCCATAAACCAATTCAATTTAATTTGTCTCATTCGACGGTCTCCTTGAAGGTTTTCTTGGTGCCGTCAAACGGCAATAGGTATTGTAGCGCGGCGCTAAACAACACGACGCTTGCGGCCACAATGGCCTCTGGTGCGCGGATGGAAGTGGTCTCGCCGATAACCCACCACATCAATGCGGCGAGTGATCCGGCTAACGCGCCGACGGTAACGCTTGTTTGATTTCCCATATTACTCTACTCCTTTGGTTATGTTATTTAATCCCATCGTGTTCAAGCGAATAGTGATTCGCGTCCTTAAACCTTCCACCCCATCGCGCGTCTGGCGCCAGTGACTCCCAGAACTCGCCGAGTTTCGTGTACTCAGTACTTACATCCGTCAAGAACATGCCGTCCTTGAACAGGTTAATGTCGATGGCGAGACGGTTCTTGTGCGCGGACTTCGGATGTCCGTAGCCGAGTTTAACGCCCACCGCGCCGTGCAGGCGAGGGTCACGGTACGCGTCACCTATCGTACCCTCCAGTCCGAGCAGTGCCATTTGGCCGATGAGGCGCGCTACCATCCGTAAAAATCTTGATTGTTTCTGTCTCAGTGTTTCGTTCATACACTCCATCCTCACGCGGTAATGTTGAGTTTTAACGCCGTTGCTCCTGGCCGCTGGATCATGGTAAGTGAACTCCCGCGCCCAGCCAAGGTGTGACTTGATCCGCCCTCTAGGAAATTATACACCGCTGTCACGGTTACGGCGTTCGCCGTGACTGTATCTGTGCGGTATATTGTAACCTCTTTAGTAAAGCCAAAATCTATACCCGTGATCGTTACGGGCCCGGCGGTCGCGTCCACGTAGATGATGTTGTCATCCAAGGTCATGGTAGTGTTTGACGTTACGCCACGCGCCGCTTTAGGTGGCGAAGGGTCGCCGACATTACTCCACTCACTGGACGGTAAACTCGGTAGTGTCGATGAGGCGTTGTTAATAACGCTAGTCCTGACGGCGGACATAGCAGACCCCCCTGCCAGTATGACTTCCCCGTTCAAATCGCTATCCCGGAAACCGACAACTGAGTTACCCGCCTGCGAAATGTACGCAGCGTGCTTACCCATAATATCGCCGCCATCGAAAACGATACGGCCTTGCTGATTTTGCAGCACAGAGGCGAGATGGTTGTTAAGCCACACCCCGGATAATTTTACGTTACTCGCAAGCCCCGCGCGGACACCAACAGATGCGCCGACTTCTTGCCAAATAGCAGTGCCGTCGTTAACTGTGGCATTGTCCCCAGTAGGCCACGTGGGTTGCGTCGCGCCCGTTACGCCGCCCTGTAAGCAAATATAAAACCTGCCATTAACTTGCGCCCTTTGTGGAGTACGGTACATGCCCACGGTCACAGTTGACGAAGCAGCCCAAGGGACATTAATACACGTCCTACGATCCTCTGTGTGCAGACCGTTAAACCGTGTCCCCCAAACTCCTCGGGCATCTCCGATGGACACACAGAAATCATAGTTATTAAGTATGACATCCTCGAAGCCCGAAATTTCCATCCCCTCCAGGTAAAGTCCGTACTTCTTTGATGCGCCAGAAGGTGGTGAGTTAATGGGATTGTTCGCGTGGATGTGAGAAAACTTGGCCCCTGCGGTAGGTGGGTAAGCGCTGTTAGGCGCCAGCCAAGCCAGCGACCTGCCCACCTCGTTAAATGCGTATAGCCCGTTTATTTCTGAGGAGTCCGTTTCAAACCGCGAGTGGACTACATCATACAGGCCGCCACCATAGGTGATGTCGCTCAGCTTTACGCGGGCGTTAACTTGCGTTACTGAGCCGATGTTAATTCCCCTGTGGCCGACCGTATTAAGGCTTGACCCCGTTAGGGTTGCGTTCTTGACTTCTCCGCCGTCAATCTGGATCATAGTCCCAGCGAATCCTGCAAGAGCCTTAACCTCGTTCCCGCAAAAATCAATCTCGCCGCGCCAATCTTGGGTGCCCGCAGTAATTGTCGAGCCGATGTTATAAGTGCCTGGAATTTTAGGTACAATGATTCTATTTTTGCGCAGGGCAATCGCGGAGAGAACGGCAGCGCTAATGGCTGGGGCACCATCAATGCCACCGCCATTAACAACTATAGAGTCGACATGCTTGTCGCCGACCGCCACTTACTTAATCCCCCACGTGTCACCAACCTGGCCGACAAATTCCACCCTACCGATTGTGACGTTGGAGAATAGCACCAGCATAGTTGGGGATACAACATCATAAGGCCACGCGAAAAGCTCAGTATCTGTGGCGACCCGTATTGATCTCCCCGCCGCCGCGCTATTAAGCGTTATCGAAATTGGGAATGAGAAGTGCAGATTCACATTTTCGACAATAAACGACGTTCCCTTGAGGACTCCGGTTAGAACAAATGGTGTTGGCATTTACTAAATTCCCCCTTGTTCGGTATCGCCCATGCGCTGCACCGTAAGCCTGAGCAAATCATGCTGCCAGTCTAGCATAAATTTTAAATCCTGGTGGCTGCATGAGCTAACCCGATCCTCTATGACGGTTTGAGCATAATCCACTTCCGCCGCGTCAAACCCGTCCGATTTTCTCATGCTGCACCTCGTCAACACACTGGCAAGAAAGCTTATATAGGTCCCCTATGATGACCTGCATCTGTATGCGAGTCTCATGGTTTGCGCCAGTCAGCATGTCAATAATGTCCGACACCGCAGCGCTAAAATCTTCAATTTTTGACGGCTTCTGCTTCCCCATTTTCGGCCTCGTTGAACCGCGTTAGCATTTCAATCCAGTCTATTTTTGGTATCGTAGCGTGGAAAATAACATCGCTTCCCCTGGATACACAGATGAGCGTGTTGCCTAATTTTGTGAGGCTAATGGATAGCGCGTCATCCTCCGCCCGGTCATCTGGCCCAATAAATTTAACGTGGTGCAGAATTTTGGACACAATTAGCAATCCCCGCCGAACCCGCTTAACTCACTTATGAGTTCTTCCGCCTTATCTATTATATACCCCACCTGAACCCTTGTGTCGTCTGATATATCGAGGCTCTTTGCCCTTTTGATGATGTTGGCAAGGCGCGCTATACAAGCGCACTGTATTTCAAGTTCCAGGCGGTCAAGCTCGGTCATTTAAAAATTTCCCGGAGCGCGCTATACCCAGCCAGCGCCACGGCACCGATAACGGCCATGCCGATAAACGACTTAAACAGCCACCCGCGAGTCGTTCGATAGAGATTGATTAATTGCTTAAGGTCGGAGTGGTCCTCATTATTAAGCGTCTTATCCTTATATTTCTGGTGATCTTGATAATGCTGCTCTGGGTCGATCCAAAAATCGTGCTTGCGAGCATGGATTTTCTCTATCAGCACTTCGGCAATGCGGTCTATGTCATCCGGCGTTATCGCCTGGCGTCGCTCGTGTTCACTCATTGGGCTATCCTTGGTTATGGCCGAAGTATTAGGAGAACGTTATCCCGTCCTTTTCTAAAAAGAGCGTTGAATCTATGAAAGTTTCGCAGGTTCCGGAGGCGGGTGTCCCCGTGGCAATTCTGAGAGTTAAAGTTTGCGTAGCAGTGTTTGCGCCAGTAACAGTAATACCTGGCGGTGAAACCAGTGTGTTAGCAGTTGCCCCGGAGGCCGCGTAGTTGTTCCCCACGGTCTCATTGCTAGACATATAAAAATCCGATACCGCATTGAGTGTTCTGACCACAATACCAACATAGCGAACTGTTTGGGTCTGGTAGCCTCCCCCGCTCCTGTCAATTTTAGTGATCAGGATTACAAGCCTTGCGGTTGTCGTTACGTTTGGAACTGTTAAAGAAACTGAATCGACAGCAGCAACAGAGGCAGTTGAAACTACCTTACGCTGTTCGAGCGGCAATCGTGATGCGTAACTTGCCACAAGGCCCCCAGTCGTGGGGCCGAGTATCTTCACTCCTGCGGGCGTGGCAATTCCAGAATAAGTAAACCCGGATAGATCAACAGGCCCTTCGTTATACGTGCAGTATTCAAACGCATTATCTCCCCAACGTTCGCCCGTGTTCACGGAGAAAGCCTGAGTTTGGTCAATAGCGCAATGGCGCACGCGCATCCCATACAAGCCGCCGTTGTTGTCGATCTTCAACCCCACCAGTCGATTGAAAGAAAGACCCAGGTTGGGAAGGGATGGGGCGGCTTGATCGCCCCTGATAATCACATTCTTTGGTGAGCCTTCCCCGTTCCAAGTGCCCTCCATTGTCAGGTACTTGCTGACGTGAATCAACACATCACAGCCAGCTAGATTCGCCTCTATTACACACGGGCCAATTCTGCCATTGGATGTTTGGGTGCTGTAGACACCGACAGCACATACTTCAATTTCATTCCCACCATCAATAAGCCAAGTAGTTACACCTGCACCGAACTCAAAACCGATATTGCAGTATTGCACAACATTGTCCCGAGCGACAAAACCAAAGCCGTAGCGTTGGGTGACTGCACCTTGAAAATACCTGAAACGGCACTTTGCAACTACGGTTCCAGGAACTGATTCGCGGAAGGACAAACACGTCGTAGTGGTGTTCGTGGTTCCGGCGCTGCCGTTGGTAGTAGTGGTAAACCCCTGCGCACCAGCAATGACCACTTGTGCCGTGTGCCCAATAGCGCCGGGGCCAACGAAGTCAATCCCCTCGACTACGCCTGTCATCGCTCTTTTATCTGATATAGTAGTAAAGTTACCCCAAGTAAACCCAACGCCTGCACCTGTCACGATCACCGAGCTACGGTCTACGCCCTGGCCTATCAAATTAATCTGAGTGCCGCGCACGAGCTGCCCGTTCGGGAGGTAGCCAGATGCCGGTGTGATGCCCTGCGCGGCTGCCAGAATGTTCCAAAAGTCGATCAGCCCGGCAGTCACTGTCACACGGCTGTTTACCGTAATCGTGCCACCGGGGTAACTCTGCGACAACAGGTAAGTAGCGGCCCTGATGAATGCTTGAGTCTGATTTGCTTCGGCGACGACAATGAAGTCCTCTACAGCTACGGTGTCGCGGCCCCTCGCTTGCAGTGTGCGCGGTACCGCCCCTGCGCCAGAGTGAACAAAGCCCACCAGCGATGCGCCAGAGGACGCGGCGAGTTGAGTGGCCTGTATTGCCTGAGTCCCAGTTCCAGCAGCAACGGAGAACGCCTGAGAGGCTGACCCCGCGAGTTCGGCTTTCGTCGCGCTCATCGCGGCGATGGCGTTGAACTCCGCGTCAATTTCCGTCCCTTTACCGGCTTTCGCGGGGTCGCCCAGCAACAGCAAGTCTTTGGCGGCGTAATCGACGATTTTTGCATAATTTGGCATGATTAAACCCTTCCGCTTTTGGTGAAAATGTCAAGAGCCTGTACGGCTACTTTTCCCGTGCTGATCTGCGCTTCCACGCTGACCTGGAACCGTCTCCCGGCCCCCGCCCCATTGGCTATGACCGTGGAAACGTCGATAGCGCTGCCCCACTCGAACGCGCCCCACTCGAACGCGCCCCATTCTGCCGGTTGCGCAGTGCCGATCGCGGTGACTGTCTGTGAGAACAGGTCGGGGATGAAGTCGTACCCCCACTTTAACACCAAAGCCTGGTTAACCGCCCCAATTACCGACATCGCGATCCGTTTCAGGATCGACGTTTGTATCGGGCTATCGAAGTCCAGCCACGGTGTTGCGTACACCATACGGAACGCGGTCGTGTCATCGACGAACCCCGTGTACTGGCCGACGTACCCCGGTCGCCCGAGATAGAGCTTTCGCCCGGATGTTGCCAGAAACGCTCTTGGGGTAATACCCTGCCAGGTCGTAACCCGGAGCGCGCCGTCTTCAAGAGGCACCCTCGTGTCGAAGCAATACGTTTCGTTAAACGAAGGCAGCGTCAACAGGTAGAAGGCGTCCACAGGAAAGTAGATCGACTTGACGTTATCGAGGTTCTGCGTGTTCAAGAGCGTCTGGAGTCCGTTATGCACGTTTTTGCTAATGTTGCCTACGGGCGCGGACTTCTCCTGTATCGTCCGGGACAACGACCGGACACCTGAAGCAGACAGGAATAGAACGTCCGTGCCGATGTTCTGGACAGAATCGCGCGCGATGCACCCGATGTTAGTAACCGCGTCTGACAGCGACATCGTTGAGGGGACGTTGGCGCCGGAATAAACCAGCATTTGTTTTTTGCCGAAGATGATAAGTGCGTTGTTGTGCGCTGCGAGCGCGACGATCTCATCACCCCCGGACGGCCATACGCCGAGCAGGTTTAGTGAACCGGAAGTCCCCGCCGTCCATACCTGCGGCGTTATGATGTCCGACCATTTGAGGGTGTTCTTGTCCGTCGTGGTATCCGCGCACCAGATGCGCCCGTAGGCGCTTATGGCGGTGTTCGCCAGTAGGACGGTGCCTGTATAGCCCGTTTTTTCCGAAAGCCGCCGGAACGTCGTGGTGGACACGCTGGGGTCATAAATTAGTGGGTCGTACCCGCGCTGGAAGAATATCCCGATGCCGTTCAGTTGCGTGAACTGCCAGTTCGCCGCCGAGATCGTGGGTGCGACGCCGCCCCCGCCATAAGTCAGCGTTGTCAGCGTTGAGCCAACCAGTTTGAACAGGAACGCCCCCCCGGCAGCCAACAGAGTGACCGTCCCGTTGTTCTCGATGAGTTCGCCCAGGCAGGTAATGTTAGACGTGCCAATATCCGCGTTGGCGGTATGGGACTTCACCCAGCCGTTCCGTGATGCGATACGCCCCGACCTGTCAATCACGCAGTTGTACGCCTTTAGGGCGAACCCCGGCGGCAGTTCACCGGGCGCGTCCTGGAGATTAACCCCCAAATACCCCGGATTATTTATGGAGAACGTCTGAAGCGACTGGCTCACACCGCCACCCAGACGGATGTTTCGATGAAGCGCGAGGACTCCAGTGCGATCTCGTCAGCCATGAGATTGGTGAACACAGCGTAGGCGTCGCTGGACATCGTTCCGCCGTCTTCGCCACGCTCCGACAGCGCCCGCGCGTATGCGGCCAGTTCGACAAGATCGCCGCTGACGGTCACTTCGGTCGCGTCCGCGCTTAGGGTCGCTTGCGGTATGTACAGATTGAATTTGAGCACATACGCCCCGTTGGGTGTCGGGAACAGTTCGACACGGCTATCCCCACCTGTGTTCCCCTTCCAGGCGTAATGGGAGGACAGGCCGTTCTGTACGGTGGTCAACTGCTGTTGGTCGAGTATCCACTTGATCGGCGCGTTACCCAGCGTGTATTTATTCGTCGTATCGTTTACTGATATTCCCTTCGGCCTCAAGCCCGACCCCACCAGCGTGTACGTCGAAACACCCGCCGATGTGGTCAGGGGGAGTGTCTGCGACATCGAGTCCCAGTTCCACGCGTTCTCGACTTTCATCTTGGCGTCGTTGACGAACTTGCCGATCAGCTTGGAATAAGGAGTCGCGCTGACCGTCGGGACGGACGATTCACGCAGGCGGGCCAGTACCGCATTGACGATTTGTAGATAGGTAGCCATTACTCGGTTTCTTCCTGTTGAGACTGTAGCTTTGCGGCGCCCACGGTTGAGTATGATTGCACGATTGCGTTGAACCGCGTTCTCTGAGCGGGGGCTACTTTGGAAAGCACTTTACCTAGCTCTTTTGGGTTCAAATACAGTCTTGCCAAATACTCGTCTATCTCCGGCTCGATGTTACGCCCGGCCATTTTCAGCACATAGTTAGCCATCATCGCCGGTCTGGAAAGCAGATTAGGGATAGAGACGGTTGTTTCGCCAGCCACATTTACGCCGCCCCTAAGGTCAGTCTTTTGTAGCGGGTTTTTGGAGGACACGTTCCGCTCAAGGTCTTTTACGAGCGAGCTAACATCGTCCATCTGTTGCGGCGTGAGATAGCTACTGGTGCCCTTTCTTCCGAAACCAGTCGCCTCCTTCATCAGTTTCTTCTCGTTATCCCACGCCCGAAGGAAGGTGCCGGGTGTTTCGGTGCCCGACGCGTTGAGTAACTTGTCTTTGAGCGTGCTACCTATCTGCATAGTGTTGATGGGTTTGCTCATATCCGCAAAAACACGCTGTGCTTGTGCGTAAGAAGGCTCCGCTGCGCCTATCTGCTCATCCAGTTTTTCTTTGATCTGACGCAGCACTTTGACATCGAACTCGTTCTTTCCATCGACGGTTTTTTTACCCATCATGTCGCCGATGTTGTCAGAAAGTGACTTTAAGTTCTGTGGGTTGTTTTCTAACCGCCACCCTTTGTCGGTCTGCACCACAAGCGCGTTCCGTATCTTTCTAAGAGGGCCGGAGATGGCGTCACGATTCACATTGTCTTTAATGATGTCGTTAATGACGCGGACAACAGGTGCCGACTTAACCGACGCGGTTGACGCTTTCACGGCATCGTACATCGGTGTGACTGCCGCCGTCCTTGCGGCGACCAGTGCCTTAATCTCATCGTCCGTACCAGCGAACGAAAGTGCTTTTTGGCCAGCCGCCCTCTGATCGGCGACACGCTGCCCGAACTTAGCGGAAATACCCCCCGCCTCTTGGCTCACAAGTTTTTGGTGTGCTTGAATCGGTGATCCAGAAGGGAGGTGCGCTACCGCCTGCGCCGCCGTTGGCTTGCTCCCTTTGAGGAGTTCATCTGCGTTTTTCAGAGCGAGACTAAGCTCGCCCTTGTTGGCTTCACTAATTATGGTGTTAACATACCTGTCGGCGATACGTTTTGCGCCGCCCGGAGTGACCAGGTTTGCGACATCACCAACCCGTCTGCCGACGTACTTCCCAGTTGCGATCGCGGCTGGGAGCGCAACGCCTAAAGCGCCGCCCAGCGCAGCCCCTTCTAACGCGGTGCCGTCTTCGGATAGCCCCCCTATGACGCCACCTGTAACCGCGCCACCGGCGACGTTTTTCGCCACCGCCCCCGCGCCACGGGCGAACCCTTGCCCCATAACTTTCGCAACGGGCAGTATCTTGGAAGCGCCGCCAGCAACAGCCAGTCCAACGGGGTCAACCAACGTACCGGCCAACTTATACCCCGTGTCCCCCGACATCTCGCTGGGCCATATTTTCTCGCCCAACTTGTCTTGACCGAACATCCCGCCCAACAGGTTTGCGCCGCCGCGCATCAGTCCGGTCGCGCCGACAGTGAAGTCCACAACTTTAGCCTTTCCGGGGTTCTCCGCACGCCATGCGCTTACCGCCGCTTTTCTCTGCCAGTCTTTTGTCGGCGCGGGTTTACGCGACGCAACAACGTCCGCATCAGACCACCCCTGCTCCGCAACGTCAGCATCAGACCAACTCATTTGAAACCCCTGGTTCCATCGGAATACTCGACTCCGATCCTTCCGTCTTTGAGTTTGACTTCACGGGTGACTGTTCGACCTGTGGACACGGAGTTTTCTCGTTTTGGCGCGTACCCCCTGACGTACGTGGCGGCGTAGCCCGCGTTTCTTCGCGCTATCTCTTTCTCCATCTTTACTTTGGCCGAGTTCAGTATTTTTACAAGCGCACCTTTCTCTACGGTTACGTCGCCAGCACTTATTTTTTGCAGGTACTTCAGTTCTTCATTAGAGTCACTGCCCCCGAACTCTTGTAATCTCGGGACAACGACGTTACCGATCGCGGCGAGGTATTCCTCCGTGTTCGCCGCTTTCGTTGTGTCCATCCCAGGCGTCCACTTAACGGCCCCTTTTACTATGTTCGCGTAAGCCCCGGTATAAATGCCTTTGTCGATGGTCGCTAACGCGCCGTTAATGCTGTCGAGTCCTTCCTGCATTTTTGGTATTAGTGCAATATCTTTACCGGCCCCCGCGCCGCTCGCTCTTCCAGACGCGACCCCGGCCATAGTGATGGCGTCGAGACTCGCGGGTTTATTTCCTCTCGCTTCAGCAATCGTCCCATACTTGGGTTGCCCCGTTACTGGGTCAATATACGCGAGGGGTTGCATGCTCTCGCGGCGGCCACCGTTGGAACCTGCGGCATGAACTTCCTTCATCAACTGGGCGATCTTCAGGTCAGTCGCCTCCGCACGTTTTGACGCGTCGTCACGTTGTTGGATAGACAGCCTACGATCCTCCGAAGCCGCTTCATCTCTTGCTTTAATCTGCTCCAACTGTTTCAGCTTGAACTCCATCGCTTCTTGTTCGGCAAAGTCCTGCTTCCGCGAGGCCAGGTCTACCCCGGCCTGCGCCCGCTCCGCTTCGGCACGCTCCCGCACCATCTGTTGCGCGGCCTGCGCAGCGATGTGCGCTTGCTGCGGCATCCCGGCGTCATTGAACCGTTTGGCTATCTCCATCAAGCCTTCTGGTGTCTGAGTGTCTGCGCCCTGCATGATGGCTTGCTGTTGCTTCGCCTGCACAACGGCGGTCGGTTCGATGCCCATCATGCCCATGCCGCCTCTGACGGCGGCGCCGCCCATATTGGCGTATGCCTGAGCCTTGAGCTGGCCTGGCGACCCCGCAGCCGAGCTGAACGCCTGTGACGCAATGGCGTTCTGCTGATCCTGTATTCTCCGGTACTCATCTTGCGGGCTAGGCCCGAACAAGCTGGAAACTATCTCTGCCATTGGTTATCCCTCTGCCGTAGGTGCTACACCCACCACTACACCCACCACTACACCCACCACTACACCCACCACTACACCCACCACTACACCCACCACTGCTGCGGCTGCTGCGGCTGCTGCGGCTGCTGCTGTTGATAGTAATTCCCCAACATCTGACTTCCGGCGGTCAATACCGTTCCCCACGGGCTGATCTGGTTCACATCCTGCATCGTCCTCGCGGCGCCCTCCATGCCTCGACCGAGCAACATCCCGGACTGGGCGGACGCCGCCGTGCCTTTCGCGCCGATGTTGATGCCTTGATCCAGCGCGTTCTGCCCGAGACCTTCGATATATGAAGCCCCACCGAGAGCCGTGGAATACGGGGTATATGCGTCCCGCTGAACCCCGTACATGCTGCTCAACATGTCACCGCCTGCCCCGACCATACCGCTGCCGAACCGAGCGTAGTCCATCCCGCCCCGCGTGGCGTCCGCCGCCATACCTAAATCCTGCTGTTGCAACGAGTTGTAGTACGCTGCCATTTCGGGGTTCGCAGCCATCTGCCCGGCGTTCCCGCCGATAGCCAGGCCGCCTCGACCTTGTGCCTGTAGCTGGGCACGGAGATCGGCTAATTGGTTGGCTCTCGGAGCCGCCAGCAACGCCTGCTGCTCCTGCATGTACTTGGCGGCCTGCTGCTGTGGCGTGGTGCCCAAGTACCCCTGGCCGAGAGTCATCATCGTTCCTGCGGCCTGCCCCATCGGAGCGGTGGCGGCCTGGGAATTGGTGAATTGTGATAAGAAGCTGCTCTCCTGTCGTTTTTTTCTTTCAGCAACCGCAGCGTCATAAGCGGCCTGCCCGCCCGGTAGTCTCGCTGCTACGGCAGGAGTTCCGGGAGTTCCGTAGAACCCAGATGCCCCCACGGCTGCCAAGAGCCCCGAGGACGCCTTTCCCCGCCTCGCGGCTACGGCGGGAGTTCCGGGAGTTTCAAAGTAATCTGCGTAATTGGGTGCTGCGCCACCGCCCGCAGCCATCATCAACCCCTCTTGCTGGGAACGAAGATCGGGGGACAGGTCGTACCTCGCAGAGTTCAGATTACCTTTATCGTCATACCCGAAACGCGACGCGCCAAAGTTGGTGGTCACACCCATGGGACGGAATTTCGCGGCATCGGCGGCGATTCTTGCCGCCTGTAACTGCGCGTCGGCGCTGGTTTCCGCAGCCCCTTGCGCGGCTTCCCCTTGCAGGTACCCCCCGACCAAAGCCCCTCCAGCAACAGCAACAGCAACCCAAGCCATATCACGCGCCCCCTAAAAGTAGTTCATTGCAATGAGTCAGGTATTCCTGCTCGTCTTTCGCGATAAACGTCCGTTCTATCAATTCAACGTCGGTCTCGTTGGTCCCGTGAACCGTAATCCATACGGTGTCTTCGTGGGCGTAGCCAACTCGTTTCGTACCGGGAGGAGAAACCAGAACCGAAGGTGCGGCCAATCGCCTAACACCACTCTCCGTAAGAACTGAAATCTCACCCTTGGCGATTATGTTGACCTGAGAATACTTGTGAACTTTTCCAGTCAACAGTGTGTCTTTTGGAATGAATATCTCTCTGGCGTATACGTCTTGTGCAAAATGGTGATGCGTTGGGATGTCTACCTGCGCGTGCTTCAGAAGCTCGTTCTCAATGATCTGCACCTTGGCGGTCATCGACTCATTGCCTGTCCGAGGTGCGTTACTCATTTTTGCAACGCTCCAGATTGTTCTAATTTTTGTAGTGTCTCAGGCGAAACAGGCACAAGATTACCGCCTCGGTCAACACTGCCACGAATCTGACCCTGCTCGTCCCAGACAACAGAGCCATCACCCGAAACAAAGAATTTCTTCCCTTCGTACTCTGCAACACCGTTGACTACTGGGCGAGTAATGCCGTGATACGTCAACTCCCCGTTGTACGGCTTTTTACCAGCCGACCCGCCTTGAGCCATCATCCCGCCTTGAGGCGCGGGAGAGGGTTCTTGGAACATACCATTCATCATCCCGTCCATCATCGGCGAAGCCCCGCTCTGGGGGCGGTCTTGGGCGGTGCAGGCCGGACAGGCGCGGCTACGACAGGCGCGGCTACGACAGGCGCGACCTCTTCATAGTGCGCCTCCCTGCGCATCGACACGATGTCGTCGGAGTTCTCGAATGACACCGTGTTACCCGATTGCTTGCACCGGAAAGTTACCACGATGGGCGGCCAACCATGAACTTGCCGGTAGTAGACGCCAGGTCAATCGCGCCTGCGGAGTTGTTCAGTAACGTCAAAGTCACGACGTTCGCCGCCGTCACCGCGCCGCCGATAACCGCGTCTACTGTGTCGACCCTGACGGAGACGCCGAACACGATGTCGCCAAGCGCCACGCCGGGGACGGTTAAGTCAACACTGGCGAAAGTGCCCGAGCCGGTCGCTGCGGCGGCGAAGTCCAGTGTCGTCTCGGTGCATAGCCAGAGTTCGGAGAACGCACCCTGGAACTGTTTGCTGCCTCGTTCAATTCTTAAAGCCATGATGGTTCTCCTTTATTTCTTGGATTTCTTGACGACCGCACGCTGCTTGGGGTCGGTCATGTCGGGGTATGTCGCAGCCTTGGCCGACTTCCCGGCGTATGCCGGATTCGGCTTCGGTGGTTTCGCGTAGTTGTTTTTCATATCATCCTATCCTAAAAATCCCCCGGCGAATTTATCACCGGGGGGGGGGGCGGGGTTACGCAGGCACAATAATCGCAACAGAGCCATAGTCACGCAATTCAGCAGTGCCGAACAGGCAATCGGCGGTCACAAGATAGCCGAGGTACTCTTGCTTGTACTGCTGTTGGACACGGACACTCTGTGCCTCCGCCAGTACCATTGCGTCGGGATGAACCAACAGGCAAGCCCGGTACTTGGTATCGGTTGGGGAGGTTGTGTTCCAGTCAACCGTCAGGCCGAAGTCGTCCACGAAGGAAGCGCCGGTCGGTGCTGCGGAGGTGAATGTGACAGATTGGGTGCCGGTCACGCTGTTGACGTGAATCCAAGGGCACAGACTTGAGGTATACACCTCGATGCCGTACAGGTTGCCAATACGCCCGGTGCGGATCGCCGCGCCGTTGCCGACAAACGCCTGTTCGGTGAATCGAGCGATACCGCGCAGCGTCTTGATGACCGATGGAGGCACGACTAGACCCGCCTCAGACGTATTAACGTCGGCGTCTTCCAGCAACTGCATGGCTTGTCGCAGCCCCGCATCACTCAACGCGGAACCGTTACCGTTGGACGCACCTGAGAAGTTGGTCAAGCCGTCGCCGCCGATGACGCCTTTTTCGTACAAGGATGTCGCACCCGTGATGACGCCGCCTTGCGCCTGAGCGCCCAGTTTGTGCAGTTCTGCATCGACGCGTCGGGCAAGCGCGTACCCCGCGTCCTTGGTGTAGAAGCCGCGCATGCCGTTAAGGGCGAGCATGCTCGGGACGTCTTCATACATGCGGGACAGTTCGTAGTGCTGATTGATAGCGATCAGGATTTCGCCAGCAGTATCTGCGACCAGCGTGACCTGAGCGTTCGCCGCTTTCTTGGAGGCGTTGCCGCGTCCAGGGTTGGGGCGGATGATGGTATCGCCCTTGTTTTTGGCGTGGCGCATGACTTCGACGAGGCCGCGCATTACGGTTTTCGCTTCGTAAGTCGCGATTGCCTCGTCCTGCCACATCTGCGGAATCCATTTATCCGCATTAGTGACTGTAATATGATCTGTACCTAGTGGCATGATAATTCTCCTAAAATGAGGTTATCCGACACCAAGTTTGATGCCGGAGGTTTAGCGGACACGACCCTCTGCGTATGCGGCCATGATCTCGTCTTGCATGGACTCATACCGTTTGCGGTCGGTCGTCATCAGTTTCATAATGTCAGTGCGTCGGTAGACTTTCTTTGAGCTTTCCCCGCTGCCCCCGGAAGGCACACTTGCTGCGTTCATCGCCGTGCTTCGAGCCGATTTCTCGACATCCGAAACCGCCGCCTGACGCACCGAGCGCACCTCCTTATACGTCGAAAACAGCTCATCTGCCGCTTCTACGTCATAGGCATTGGCGTTCTGGAAAAGCTGCTTCCGTATGTTGCTCTTGCCCACCCAGTCCATGAAACCTTGCTCCTGGAGGAGTTGAGAGTAATCCGGGTGCAGACTCGCCATTTGTTGCTGCGCCAACGTCTTCCGTGCAGTTTCTGCCTGCGCCGCTACCGACTGGACTGTTGGATTAGCCTCAATCGCCCGGCGAATAGCTTCTTTCGGGTTCTCAAAAATGTCAATCTCTTCACTGACAACGTGTTCTTGTTCTCGGTGCAACTGCGACTTGATAAGCTCGTCGGCCAGTTTTCGGACTTCCCCAAGCTCGTTCGCTTGTTTACCCATTTGACTGCGGTAAAAGAGTGCGGACTTTGCAATCTCCGAGATTGTCTTGCCCTTGAACTCGTCAGGCAGAATATCTTCGATGGCACTCTTAGCTTCGATCTCCGGTGCGGCTGTTCCGACCTCCGGTGCAACTGTGTCTAGCTCGCCTAATTCGGCAAAGTCGTCTTGCATTTTAATTCTCCTGTGCCCAGTCGGGTCTGCATCCCCTAAGTTAGGGACTAGCGCAATAAATAACACATTAAAAGATAATAATCAACTTTTTCTCTGCCGGTGCCTCTTTTCCCGAATTGTCGCCCATCGGCCATACGCGGTAGGGAAGTCGGGGTCGGTGCCGTCAAGCCGGATTGTCGCCACGCTGATCATTTTCTCAGCGTTTGCGCCGCATTTGTAACAGGGGAAATACGCCGTGTCTGCGTCCACAAACCGCTCGGTGATGCACCCGCACCCACACTTAAAGTCCCGTAAAATGCGCATCACTCATCCTCCTCCTGCGCTACGACGGCGCGGCTCATGTCTTCCAGCGTGAGTAGCCAGTTCATGATTGACAACTCGCCGCGCCTGAAGTGGAGCGTCTTTTCGTCGTTGATGGACACAATGTTGTTTGTTGCCGCGTGCATCGCTTTAACGTCTTCGATCAGATCACGCCACCCATCAGACGCCATCATATCGAAACGGGCCTCATAGTACTTCTTCAAGTCCTCAGTCATCGTCATCTTCATCCCCCAATAAGTACGCCACAATCCACACCAGGTCGTCGTGTACGACCTGTTCAATTCTCTGTGCTTCTTTCTTCTCTTCCACCCACCGGAGCGCTTGCAGTTTTATCTTCTGCGTTTCGATCGCGACCTTGAGCCTCGCGATTAGCCCTGGGTCGGGGGTGGCGTACATCTCATCCTGGATCAGCGTGACCTTGGACTCGACCTCCTCTCTTCTACCGACGATCTCAGTGTAGGGGAGTTCAAAATACTCTTTTTTGTACCGTCCGAGCGCCTTCTGGGCTTTGCGGGTTCTCGGAGCGACATATGTCTCCCACCCGCCGCCCTGCCGACCCGAAGAAATGGACGCACCATAGAATACATCTGGGTCGGTGAATAGGCTAGCTGTGAGCGTCTGTAGGGATGCCGCAGATACCGCGTGGGCGTAAAACGTGTCAGGATCGGTAAACAGTGCGGGGGTAAGCGTGACTGCCCCTACCGTGACCGTGTGCGCGTAGAACGTGTCCGCGTCCACGAATAGGGACGGCGCGAGCGTGATGCTCGCCGCGAGGGTCGCTGCGTAGAACGTGTCTGCGTCGGTAAATAACGCCGGGGTGAGCGTGATGCTCGACTGTAACGATGCGGCGTAGAACGTATCTGGATCGGTAAATAGATCGGCGGTAAGCGTCTGGAACGCGCCGTCAGCGGACACCACGGCGGCGTAGAACGTGTCGGCGTCTGTAAACAGCGCCGGTGCAAGCGTGACTCCCCCTGCGGCAACGGTGTGGGCGTAAAACGCATCTGCGTCGGTGAATAGCGCAGGCGCGAGCGCGATGCTCGCCGCAAGCGTCGCCGCATAGAACGTGTCGGCGTCTGTAAATAGTGATGGAGAGAGCGTTAACGCGCCAGGGGTGACGGTCGCCGCGTAGAATGTGTCAGCGTCGGTGAACAGGTTGGGAGAGAGTGTTACGTCACTCGCCCCACTAGCCTCCACATATATATTGCGCTCGAGTGGCGGGAAGATTTGCCAGGGGTTTTTTAGTAATTCATATACTTCAGTCTCTGTCCACGCCCTCCCGGCTAACGCCTGTAATGCGCACGCTGCGGCTGGGTTGCGCGCATTAAGGCTATCTCCAACCTCAACCCTAGATGTTGCCGTGTACGATATGACCCCCGCCACCGAGGCAGTTACTTTTTCAACAACTCCCGTGGATAAGTTTTTTACATAGAGCTTTTGGCTGCCGCTTTCCGCAGTGCCGATTATTAAGTACAGCCCTGATGTATAGGATATGCCCGCGGTAGCTAAATTATTAAATGTTGTGGTGTTGTTATGCGTTAAAAATATGTTGTCATTACCGGCTGTATTTCTCTTTAGTGCCATGCCAACATATGGAGCGGTATTTGCGGCGTCGTAAGTTGTCCCGCCAATGGACGCCGCAATGGTAGCCGTTCCTAAGAGTTCACCAAGCCACAAAATTGATGCGGCAGGCGTTTTTTCCTGCGCGGTCGCTGCCCTGTACAGCGACGAGTTATTACTTGCGAATCTCTTTTCGCGGCCAATGGGTGAAACAATATCTGTAGGCGATGCAATGGCAGTCAGGCCTGCTTGATTGATCGGCGTAAACGCAGAAACAACGCCAAACGGATTACTCCGATCAATCGCAACAGGGTATTGCGGTTGTCTATTCCACTGGATGCGGCGCTTAAATGACATTTTAGGTCGCGGTGTACTTTATCCCACGCCAACTCCAAATGGCCGACTGTGCCGCTGCTAAAGCCGCTGCGTGGTTGTGCGCAAGGTACAGGCCGCAGAACGCCGGTACATTTCCGTAAAACTGGCTGGCGACACAAAATGGCAAAATGGGGTATTTAAGACCGGCAGTGACAGCGGTAGCGGCAGGCGAAGCTACCCATCTCAGCGCCTGCCTCACGGCGTCATGCGTCAACGTCTCAGCGCTTGCCACGCCATCAAGCGTGTCTATTGGAGTGGTCGCAAGAGATACGTCCGAACCCCACAAATACAACTGGATCTGCTGGCCTATTACTGAGCCGGTGGTCGCATTACATAAGATGCCGTCACATGAGATTTCGATGTCATCCCATCGCGTGGTTGTGTTGTCGATTTCGTTACTCTCGACGCCAACGAGAAATGTACTCGACGTGGCAAGGCTGGACACGTCAAAAGTCAGGGATTGTACCGCGCCGTAGGTGATCATGGCAAATTCCTCGCAATGTATACTTCGTCGTGCGTGATTCCGCCCTCATAAAGTAGAGTAGCTGGCGCGGCGTCAGTACCTATCGCGCTGGATGCTAATATCTTTTCGATGTATGTGGCTGGACGCTTCCACAAAACTGCCAATGAGGCGCGCGTTAGAGTGCCACCCGCGCCGCTGAAAATGTCATCGAAGAAAGCGCGATTAGATGCCTGCGAAGGATTGACGCCATCCAATAAGTAGTGCGCCAAGGCCATCAAGCGGTTTGTGTTGGCGGTGGTGAGGCCCCCCATCTCGGAGGAATTAAACGCTTTCCTGATGGAGCCAATTGGTACCCCAGACTTCCAGACGGTGAAAACCGGGACGGCATCCTTTTCTAGGAGCCTCGCAATTGCGTAAACCCCATCTCCAGTGTTCGGGAAAGCGTTAAGCACTGGATCGGCGTTAATCGCGTTTTTAATTAAAAGACTCTGGGCGAGTGTTAGTGACATGATGCACTCCTTACAGTTTAAGTATTCCAGACGCATTCCACGTAATCGTGATGTTCCCGCCGTTCGGTGTTACTGGTAGGTTCGTCACACCGGTATCAATGAACGCGATTAACGGCCAGGTGGTATTCGCCCCGGCGTTCTTCCGGTACAGCACCAACGCTTCAACGCTGTTGCCCGTCACGGCGGTATAAGTCAGATCGGTTCCGTCGAACACGCCTGTCGCTTGCGTCTTCGTCAGAATTTCCTGATCGGTGCCCACGATCCCCGATAGGGAAGAGTAGAACTGGTGCGCCTGGCTGAAAGTGTACGCCCCGGTGTCAACGAGCGCACAGAATACGCCCGTCGCGCCTTCCGCTGAATTGAGCAGGTTGTTAGCCGTGCCCTTCATCAGTTCCTGTTTAAATAAGTCATATATCGCGTTTGCCATTTTAGTTTACTCCTGCTTTTGATAATCTTACGACGTTACCGTCACGTTCAACAACATATTCCTCGCCTGACGGCGTTACGATCCGCATGGGCGGCTTCGGAGGCTTCACGGGTGGCTCGCTGGCCTCTGGCGCCGCCACGGGCGATACGCTGGCCTCTGGCGCCGCGCTGGCTCCGTTCTTCTCCATCTGCAACCGGGCAATCGCCTCGTTGCTGTCGATGTCTTTTTCCTTGAGCATCAGATCGGCTATTCTCGCCCGGCGCTCAAAGTCTCGGCCTTCCTGGTCATCGTCGAGATTCGTACTCAGTGCGGCAACCAGTTTCGCTTTCGCCAAATCGGGCGCCATCTGCGTGTCGACCACTATTTTCTGCGCTTCGGCTTGGGTTTTCTGCACGTCAGCCTGCTTCTGGGCCATATCCAGCATCACGGCCTGTTGCTGCATCTGGTCGGCTTGCGGGTTAGGTTGCGACTGCTGTTTCATCTGTTCCAACATCTGTTCCTTATTGTGCAGCGAGGAGTTCTCGATAACGCCCTGCATCAACACGGGGGTCAAGGGGGAGTTCGCGCCCAATGTCTGAATCAGGAACGCCAGTTGCTTCTGCTCATACTCCCGCGCGACGATACCCAGGGTCGCGGTCGGTATGAACTTCACATCCAGCGCCGGGTATCGTTCGGGGTCGAACTGCATGTACCGCCACGCCGCCTTGTAGATGAACGGGATCAGGAACTCTTCCTGAAAGTTCACGAGGGTGCGCTTGTACTTCTTTATCATGGTGGCGGTCGCCATGTCCATGTTCCCGTCCCGTGACACCGCCGACACCTGCCCGCCCGAATCCATCGTCCCGGTCGCCATCAGCAGCATCCGTTCAAATTCCTTGCTGGTCTCCATCTGCGCGCCGTCATGCACACCAAACTTCATCGGCGTCAGGATTTCCGCCGCCGGGCCGTTAACCATGATGTTCTTGCCGGGCTGTATCTCGAAGTTGAACCCCCTCGGCACGCGCGCGGCGTCAATCCCCATCATGGGCACCATGAGCGCCAGACAGTCGAGGTGGGAGCGGATAGACCCGTCGATAGCGGCCTGCATGTTGAGCGACTTCTCCGCCGTCCCACGTCCCAGCAGGCGGTTCGGGACGGTATCTGCCTGGTAGCATACCACTGGCCGGTCGGCCATCATGTAGGGTGATTTTTCGGCCTTGAGGATCGCAGCTCCGTTCGCCACGATGATAATCGCTTCGACCATCCCTTCGTAGTCTTCGGTGTCGTCCGCGCGGGGGGACTCACGCAGCAGATGTCCTGGGACGAGGCCGTAGTACGTCAACAGCATCACCTTGTCGTCGCGGTAGTTCGATGTCTCCTGCGTCGCTTCGAGGGAGTCGTCTTTGTAGAGCGTCGAGATTTCGATGTCTCGGTACATCTCTCCGCTTATGCCTTCCCGGATTTTGTGGATCGAGAGGTACTTCTCGATGGCGACACCCATGCAGTCGTCTATTGAGGTGCCGTTCGGGTCAAAAAGGAAGTTGTTCGGATTAACGGGGGTGATCTTGATAGACACACGTTCTTTTTCCCCCACGCCGTATGCCGCCATCTGGCCCGCCACGGGGAACTGCATCGGGGTGTACTGCTTCTGTGTCGAGACGGTGATCTCGCCAATGCCCGTCCCGTATATCTCGGCCAGTAGTGAAATGCTCTCGATGGACTTACGGATTTTATCTTGGGCGAAGTCTTCTTTCAGTTGATTTTTTAGCTTTTCAACGTCGAGTTTCGTCCCGGTGGCGTCTTGGAGATCATCCGCTATGTCAAAATACTCGCCCTGGCCGAAGATCGCCTCCATGATCTCCGCATGGCGCGTCTCTATGGCCTGCTGGGTCGCGGGGGAGACGATTTTCGAGCGTTCCGACCCCCTGGTCTTATCTGAACCATCCCATTTCCCCCGGAAGTTACGTTCGTACTTACGCCAGTCGTCGGCATAGTTCTGGTCACGGTAGTCGCGCCATCGGTCAGTGTGGTCGACAACGAACTTAAGCAGGTCGCGGTCGTTTTCGGTCGGCTCGTAGTATTTCTTCGCATCGGGCGCCAGAATGTCGATGATCTCCGCGTCTGTTTCGTCATGAACAATCATCGCCTGCTCCTCTAAATGCCGCTCATCTCATCCATCGGTTCCCACGCCCCTTGAGGGGTATCGGAGAACCGATGGTAACTCGTCTTCTGTAGGTGCGAGATCATACTCATCGCGTCCAACAAATCGTCGTGGACGCGCTTTGAGGGGAACGCGATCATTTCGCGCCGCAGCTCATCCCAGTTTTCATCCGGGTTAAACGCTATCCTACCGTGTTCCAGTAGTCCTTGCAACGCATATACGATCCGATCCTCTTTCGAGGAATTGCCGATGGGGATGGCGTTTATGTGCGCGTACACTCCATTCTTCCGCATGAGGTCTTCAAGATACGGGAGGAGTGCCCGCATCAACGGCCCCCGTTCGATCCCGATGGACACGGGTTTGTGTGACCGTATCGCCATCAGTACGCGGACTGCGGCCTCTCGCACGTCCCATCGACCGTAATCTATCTTCTGAACCCACCACGTACCGTCATCATAGACCCGCACGACGCAGATTGCAAAGTAATCAAGGTGACTCTTCTTCGTCCCCGCCTCGACCGCCGTGTACCCCGCCGGGTCAATCGCGATGTACGTCGAGTACTCCCGTCCTGGAGGAGCGGGGCGGGTCTTGAACCACTCCAGCCGCAGCAGATTCGACCCGGCGGTATCCCACGACGCCATGAACTCGCGCTGGAACTGGGCGTAACTCAGCGTTCTCTTCGCCGTCTCGATCTCGTCACGGTCGATGTACGGGTTATCGTATGTCGTCAGGTGCCACGACCGCCACCCCGGCAGGTGGGTGTCACTGTCTGGCCGCCCGAGGTCATCGAGCGCCCGGAACTCTTCCGCTTCAGGATGCGGCGTCCCTATGAACAGCGCGCCCCCCTTCATGTCGGCCAGCGAGGGGCTGACGATGCTCTCCCACGTCCCCCGCTTGATGTCCTTCATCTCGTCAAGCACAGCGTAGAATAATTTCTTGCCGCGCAGCCGGTCGGGTTTGTCCGCCCCCCGAATTTGCAGCTTAACTCCGTTCTTCAACGTGATGTCGCCGTCGTTGACGTGCGCGGACGCCATCAAGGGCCTCGCCAGGTCAGTGACCAAATCCCACATCAGGTCATACGCCATTCCCTGGGTGGGTGCGATGTATATTACCCTCGCGTCGGTCGAGGGGCACTCCATCCCTTTCGTTATCAGCTTAATGGCGGATAACCGCGTTTTACCGCAACGTCTCCCCGCCACGATGACCTTAAACCGTACGTCTGCCTGGTACACCTCCCGCTGCCACGGCGTCAGGTCGTATGTGACCCCCGTGTTCACGTATGTCCCAGCACAGGACGTTCTAGTTCGGGGTGTGTCGAGCCGATCACTATGGTGAAACTTACCCCGCCCTCAAATCCCTTCTGCTTCACGTCGCCGTAAGTCCCCGCGTCCCACTTTCCCGCCACCTTCAACAAGTGCTCCGCCTTGAACTTCGATCCCTCTGGCTTCTCCGCTTCGTCCAGGCTGTCATGCACAAGGGTATCGGCGCGAGCGCGTAGGCCGCTACGGTACGCCGACATCCGGGAGGGTTCAGCGTCCAGCCACTCGAACAGCACCACGTAGCTCACACCGAGCGTTTCGGCGATCTTCCGCAGCCCGCCACGGTTGGCGCTCATCTCAAGCACCAAGTCAAGCACAGTGTCTTCCCCGCTCAGGTCGATGAGGGTGGTTAGAACTTTTCGGCTGAGTGCCGTACCGTGAACGGAGGTGGTGGGGAGCATGACACAACAATACACGTTTGGTAGGGGTATGGCAAGAGGGGGTTTTTTTTTCACTTTTTTTCCACAGCGCTCCACGCTCCACGATTTTTCACTTTTTTCGTATGGAGGGGTGTACCCCCAAATAACCGCCGATCGCTCCATACCTTCCCCCCCCCC